TATTATTAAAATGTATATATTTTTAGTTTATTTTTAGTTTATTTTTAATATTTTTTTGGTTTTTTTACATTTTTTGATTGTTTTTATAAGTTTTTTAATGATATATATATACTTTTCTATTAAAAAAACTAATTTTTTTGTCTTGAGAGAGATGAGGTTTATATTAAAGAAAAAATTTTTCAATTAAAAATTAAAATAAAAAATTAAACTAAAATTAAACCAAAAATTAAAAAAATAATATTAATTCAAAAATTAATATTAAATATAAATTTAGTAGGTTTAAATAATTATAAATCTGTTTATAATTATTTAAATAAATATAAATTTATTTATTTGCTTATAAATTATTAAAATTATATAGATTATTACTTTTACTTTAAATCCTCTTTAATTAAAATGTATAATATTAACAATTATATATTTATTATTAAAATAGCATATATTTTTAGTTTATTTTTTTAGTTTTTTTACATTTTTACTGTTTTTATAAGTTTTTTAATAATAAATATATATTTTTTTGTCTTGAGATAGATGATGTTTATATTAAAAAATTTTTGAATTAAAAATAAAAAATTAAACTAAAATTAAATATAAATCAGTAGGTTTGAATAAATATAAATTTATTTATTATCTTGTAAATTAATAAAATTATATACATTATTACTTTTTACTTTAAATCCACCTCTTAATATTACTTTATTAATTTTCTTTAATTAAAATGTATATATTTTTAGTTTATTTTTTTGGTTTTTTATCTTGTGAGAAATGAGGTTTATATTAAAGAAAAATTTTTGAATTAAAAATTAAACTAAAAATTAAACTAAAATTAAACCAAAAATTAAATATAAATTTAGTAGGTTTAAATAATTATAAATTTGTTTTATAGTGATTTAAATAAATATAAATTTATTTATTTGCTTATAAATTATTAAAATTATATACACTGTTACTTTTTAGTTTAAATCCTCCTCTTAATATTACTTTTTATAATCCTCTTTAATTAAAATATATAATATTAATAATTATATATTTATCACATGTTATACTTTTATTATTAAAATGTATATATTTTTAGTTTATTTTTAGTTTATTTTTAGTTTATTTTTAATATTTTTTTGGTTTTTTTACATTTTTTGATTGTTTTTATAAGTTTTTTAATGATACATATATACTTTTATATTAAAAAAACTGATTTTTTTATCTTGAGAGAGATGAGGTTTATATTAAAGAAAAAATTTTTGAATTTAAAATTAAAACAAAAAATTAAACCAAAATTAAACCAAAATTAAACTAAAAAATAATTTTAATTCAAAAAATTAAATATAAATTTATTTAATATTTTTTAGAATATCAATTAAAACCTAAAAAATTTAATCCTAAATTAAAAGAAAATAATATAATAATAAAACGAAAAACAAAACAGAAAAAAGAAATTGTTGTTTAATAAAAATAGTAGATTAAATATCCCATTATTTAGAATTTATAAACTCTTTAATGAGTAAAGCGATAAATATTTTATTGTCATTAAAACCAGCATTTAAAATTCATACTGCTCTAAATATTTCTTATAGTATTTATTATTTTTATAAATAAATACCAATTATAATATATTAAACTTATAAAATAATTGTATTATTATATGGTTTAATAACTTATATAAAATAAAAATTTATTAATAATCAATTTTTATTTATTATTAAATATAAATAGTGATGAATTTTAATTTATATTCAAATACAAATTTAAAAAAATTTATTGATCAAATAGCAACAAATAATGAATATTATAAATTATATAAAATATTAAATCCAAGATTATTTGATGTTAGTTTAAGAGATGGTATTCAAAATATTCATATTAATGAACAAAAAAAATATACAACAGATTATAAATTAGAAATTTATAATTATATTATAAAAAATTACAAACCAAATTATATTGAAATTGGTTCAATTGTATCTGAAAAAATAATACCAACATTATCTGATTCAGTAATTTTATATGAAAAAACATTTTATGAGAATAATAATAATTTTTTATTAATTCCATCAAAATCAAAATTGCAAAATGCAATTAATTGTAATTGTAAAAATATTAGTTTAATTAGTTCTGTTTCTGAATCTTTTCAATTTGTTAATACAAAAAAAACATTAAAACAAACAAAATTAGAAATAAATAAAATAATTCATATATTAAAATCAAATTATTCTGATTGCAGAATTAAATTATATTTAAGTTGCATTGATTGTTGTCCAATTTCAGGAAAAATACCACTAGACATAATTATAAATGAAATAAAATATTATAATGATATAAATGAAATTGATACAATATGTTTATCTGACACTTGTGGAAATTTATTACATGAAAATTTTTTACAAATAATAAATGAAAGTAAAAAAAATAATATTAGTTTTGAAAAAATAAGTTTGCATTTACATATTGATTATGATAATATTATAAATACTAAACAAATATTTTTTAGTGCACTTGATAATAAAATATCAGAATTTGATGTTAGTTTACTTGATACAGGAGGATGTGTAGTTACATTAAAAAATAATACAAAACCAAATTTATCATATGAATTATATTTTAAATTTTTATTGGAATATATTTTATTAAAAATTAATAATGCCAAATAATCTTTCAATAAAATGTATTGGAGAATTAGAAATATTAACAATATTTGAATCATACATATTATTTGTAAAATATTGTCTGTAATTATTTTTTTCAATAAATAATAAAATACAATCAAAAATTTCTTTTTTACAAAAAAAAATACTTCCTTTAGCAAAATAATGTTTATTAAAATAATTAGAATATTTTTTTTTTAAATATTCTAATGTTTTATATTCAAAACTTGCTATATCATAAATATTTAAATAATATTTGGGATTACATACACAATTTGATTTATATTCATTTTCTAAATTATTATTTAATAAATAATCAGTTAAATCATTATTTAATAAATAATCAGTTAAATCATTAAACCAAATATTATTACTTTTAGTATGTAATTTAATTATAAATTTAAAATTAATTGTATAAATTAACTTTTTATACATAATAAGTGTTGGAATTATGTCATTTCCAAAGTCTCTACTAATTCCAATTGAATAATTATCAAAATTTTTTATTATAATATTTTTTAATTTTAAATAAATATTATAATTATTAAAACATATTCCAATAATATATTTTTTTTTAGATTTAATAATTTTATCAAGTAATTTTAAACCAATAATTTCATTACCAATAAAAACTAATATTAATAAATCTTCATTTTTTTTAATATTAGTTTCTTTTAATTCAAAAAAATCTTCCATAAAATTATTATAACTTTTATTATAAATATTAATATTTACAAATTTTCTTAATTCAATGTTATTATTTATAAAAAAATGATTATTATGAATATAAATTTGTGAATTAGGAAATAAATTTAGTATTTGTTTAGAATGATATATTAATCCATTTTCAATTCCATATGAATTGATATGGGATAATGTGTCTTTAAAATTTAAATTAATTTTATTAATATATTTATAAAGATTAACATCTATATTAATATAATTATTTGAATAAATATTATCCATTTTATCAATAATAATTTTAGTTGGTAATAATATATTTGAATATTTTATATATTCAAATATATTATTATTAGAAGTATATATGATACTTTTATTTAAGAAAAATATATTATTTAAATTTTGTAAAAAAATATTATGTGTTTGATTTTCTAATATAATTTTATTATTTTTAATTTTTGTAATATATTCATTATAATTATTGATATTTAAATAATAATTAATTTTATCATATAATATATTTATATTTGACATATTATCTTTAATTTTATTATAATAAATAATTAAATTATCATATAATAGTTTATTTTGATAATCGTATTTATTAGGAATTTCTGTAATAATTATTAAATTATTGTCTAATAATTCATGTAATTGTTCATTTATAAAATAATCATTATAAAAATACAGAATAATTTTAGAATTATTTATAAATGAAAATAAATTTATAGAATTATTATTATCAATATTATCAATATTATCAATAATATTATATTTTTTTTTTAAAGTTTTTAATATATTTGTGTTTTTTTTATTTAAAAAACCACAAACACAAATATCATATTTATTATTATGATAATTATTAATATTATTTTTATAATAATATGGTAGTGGAACAAAATATCTATTTACACATTCTATATTTTTATAATATTTATTATTAGATAAAGTTGATTCCCAAATAAATAAAGAATTATTTAATATTTTTTGAGCATTATTTTTTAAAAAAAATAATTTTTCTTGTTGTAAATGATAAAAAATATATTTTTTAGGTATAAAATTATATTCATCATAATATAAAATTATATAAATTGCATTATGATTATAATTATTTTCAGATAATTTATTTATTATATTAACTTTAAAATTGTTTTTTTCTAATATTAACTTTAAAGTTAATGAAATTGTATTAAATTGTTCATTAGATAAAATAATAAACATTATTATCTATAATAATAAATATAAAATTATTCATATATTAAAACTGAAATTATATTTAATATTAATTTATTTTTTAATGATTTACAATATTATATAGAAAAATTATTAATTATTTAGCAAAATAATTAAAATAAAAAATTTTATTTAAAAAGTTTTATCAAATAATTGTTATTATGAATTGAATAGAGAATATTTAGTGCAAAAATTTGATTAAATTTCTATATCTAAATATTACACCCATTTACAAAAAAATGGGACACTTTTGTGTTCCATTTTTATATAAATAAATGTAATTGCGTTCATTTAAGAACTAGTTGCTTCACTTGACCCTTCTTTATTTTATTTGATTCTTTTTTATTTAATGTTAATTCAATTGGGTTGGAGCCTTTTGTTAAATCATAATCCCTTCTATATTTTAAGGGACGTTCTTTAAATTTAATTTGGTGATTAACAATTTTAATCATATTATTTACTGCATTTTCATCACGGTTTATACATCCACTCTGCTTTTTTTCCATCTTAAATGTTAAGACTACATGTATTTTCCTTTCTTTTCGTTTAGTTTTATCTTTGTTATTATCTATCATATAAAGATTATCACAAACTTTTTCGGTTTTGTAATGTAATTTTGATGTTCTGAACTCATCAATGTTATACATTTTAAAGTTTTCTTTTAATAATTTTTTTAATCTTGTACTTGGAGTACTTATATTACCTTTTTTACAATTGCCTTTCATTGATGCATCCCCAAATACTATAATACTATCTTTACCAAATTTTTTTTAAGTTCTCTAATTAATTTTGTATCTGCTTTTTTTCTATTTAAAAATCCATACCATTTATACTTTCTAAAAATTTCATTATTATATTTATCAAACAATAGCCCATTAACACGGTTTTTATTTAATATAATATTTACCTTTGACAGTATTACTTTTTTAATGTTTAAAAAAGTAATACTATCAAAGGTAAATATTATATATGTGAATATGGTAAGAGAACAAGGAAGAAGAGCATATTATAATACTGGTTTATATCCATATAAAAAATATAATTGTTTATGTGCTATAAAATATGGAAAAGTAGTTGGGATAAAAATATATGAAGAAACAGGTGGAATAAATAAAGAAAAATTTATAAATTTTATAAAAGAATTCATAGAAAACAAATATAAAAATCATATAATATTATTAGACAATGCAATTTTTCATAAATCAAAAGAAGTAAAAATGAAAATAGAAGATACAGAAAATAATTATTTATATTCGATTCGGTATAGAGCTAATACAAATGTGCCAATTGAGGCATTTTTTAATCAATTAAAACATTACTTAAAATTAAGAAGTCCTCAAAATTATTTAGAAATAGTAA